AGCAGTCATATAGAAATCCTCCTTAATACTTCAAAAGCGCCAGCCTCTTTTCGAGGTCTGACGCTCGGACTTTGGGTTCGGGTTTGGGCAGTTTGGCCTTGACCTTATCCATCAGGCAGTTGGTCACAGCCCTGCGGGAGAAAACAAAGCTGTCCTCCGGGGATTCCGGCTGGTCAGCCTCGGGCTGGTACATGATTTCGTCGCAGAAACCAAGCTCCAGCGCCTTCTTGGCGTTCATCCACGTTTCCGCATCCATGAGGTGCGAGAGCTTCGTGCGGCTCATGCTGGTTTTGATCTCGTAAGCATTGATGATGCTTTCCTTGACCTCGTCCAGCAGCTGAATCGCCTTGCGCATTTCCTCGCTGTCGCCCATGGCAACGGTAAGCGGATTGTGGATCATCATGAGAGATACCGGGGACATCTTGACCGTGGTGCCAGCCATGGCGATGACGGAAGCGGCGGAGGCTGCAACGCCGTCGATAACCACGGTAACGTCTGCCGGATAGTCCATGAGCATGTTGTATATCTGCGCGGCAGCCACACAGTCGCCGCCCGGAGAATTGATCCAGACGGTGATAGGGCCGTTACCGGAATGCAGTTCACTCTTGAAAGCAGCGGGCGTTACGTCATCGCCGAACCAAGATTCTTCTGCAATCGCGCCGTCCAGACGCAGAATGCGTTCCTGAGTGGTTTCGTCGCGCACCCAGTTCCAGAATTTCTTCACTTGGGAGCCTCCCTTCGGTTGGTCGTTTCAGTAGGTTTTCTTTCACCAGCAAACAGACCAGCATCTTCCAGCTTGGTCATGTTGCCGTTGATCAGGTACAGATTGCCACCCTGTTCGTCGGGGATCATGTCGAGGGATTCCAGTTCGCGGATGTCATTGGCAGACATCCAGCCGTTCTGCCGGGCAACGGCATAACCGTTCATGCGGGACTGGTAATCGCCGCGCAGCAAGCCCTCCACATTGAATCGGGCGAAGTAGCGCGTTCGCTCGGACATCAGCAGGAGCGAGCGTTGGATGGCCTGCTCCCAGCGGCTGATCCACGGAGCCAGCGTATACTTCACGAATTCCAGCGACTGCTGCTCAATGTTGGAGAAGGACGATTTTTCAAGGTCGCCAATCATGTGCGGCGGCACGCGGAAGATTCGTGCAATCTCGTCAATCTGGAACTTGCGCGTTTCCAGAAACTGCGCCTGTTCGGGACTGATGGTAATGGGCTTGTAGGTCATGCCTTCCTCAAGGACGGCGATGCGGTGCGCATTTTTGCTGCCCTGATAGATGGCGTTCCAGCTTTCGCGGACACGCTTCGGGTCTTTCAGCACATTCGGATGCTCCAAGACACCGCCCGGCTGTGCGCCGTTCTGATAGAAGGACGCGCCGTATTCATCACAGGCCAGACCCATGCCAATGGCCTGCTTTGCCATGGCAATCGGGCTGTAACCGACAAGACCGTCAAATCCAAGCCCGGGGATATGAAAAACGTCCTCCGGCGACAAAATCACCGAGGACTTCTTGCCGAGGGTATTGGCGTCCGATTCGGAGCGGGCGTATTCGTAGTAGATACGGCCTCGGGCGTCACGATCCACCGTCATGCGGTCAGGCATGAGCGGATAGAGCGCAATGACCTCGCCGCGTCCGTTTCGGATGATTTGCGCGTAGGCATTGCCCCAAAGCAGCAGGTGCGTCATGAGCGTTTCCCTGAAAGAGAAAGAGGACATTTCCGGGTTCGGCTCGTCATGGAGCAGCCAGTACAGCGGATGATTGATGGCCTTCTCTTTGCCGCCTGCGTCGTTGTACTGGTAGAAATGCAGTGGCAGGGATGCAATGGACTCCGCCAGAATGCGGACGCAGGCGTATACCGCCGACATCTGCATGGCTGAACGTTCATTGACGGACTGACCAGCAGCTGACCTGCCAAACATGAAGGAGTACCCGCTGCCGTTCAGCGCGTCCTGAGGCTTGTCCCGCGCTTTGAACAGCTTCCCGAATACACTCATATAAAGAACAGCCCCCTTTCGTCATAAACAGAAGCGCCGTCGCCCTCATGCCGGATCGCACGATCCAGAGCCATGATGGTGGCAACCGCGCCGTCGATTTTCTCAGTGGATTTTTCCTTATCGGCCTTGATATTGCCAGCCGGGTCGGAGCGAATGGTCACGTTGTCGATCATCCAGCGCAGGACAGGATGCCCGCCGTGGGCGATGCGCCCCTCCAGCACGAGCTTCATAAGCTCCTTGGTCGGAGGCGACATATCCTTATAGCCCTGACCAAACGGGACAACCGTAAAGCCGAGGCCCTCCAGATTCTGCGTCATCTGTACCGCGCCCCAGCGGTCAAAGGCAATCTCGCGGATGTTGTACCGCATACCGAGTTCCTCGATAAATTCCTCGATATAGCCATAGTGGATGACATTGCCCTCGGTGGTGAATACAAGCCCCTGCCGCGCCCATATGTCATAAGGCACATGATCGCGTTTGACGCGCAGGTCAATGGTTTCCTCTGGCAGCCAGAAGAACGGCAGGATTTCATACTTGCCGTCCTCGTCGCCCGGCGTTGGTGGGAACACCAGCACAAAGGCCGTAATGTCGGTGGTACTGGAAAGGTCAAGGCCGCCATAGCAAAGGCGTCCGCGCAGGCGTTCCTGATCCACCGAGAACGAGCAGGCGTCCCACTTATCCATGGGCATCCAGCGGGTGGTGCTGTTTGTCCATTGGCACAGGTGGAATTGCCGGAACTGCATTTCCTCGGCGGGGTTCTGCTTGGCGGATTCGCAGGCTGCAGCATAGTAGTCGATCTCAACCGTCTTACCAAGCGAGGGGTTGACGGAGAGCCAGACCTTCGGATCAGTCCAGTCCGCCTCGGTCGGCGCAGAGAAAACAACCGGATAAAAGGTCGGGTCATGCTTGCGGCCTTCCAGAATATCCATGGCCTTCGAGTGTACCTCGTAGCAGATGGAGTTCTTATCAGAGCCAGCGGTGGTGATGACGAAGTTGAGCGGTTGCTTACGGGCGGCACCCGAGCCCTTGGTCATAACATCAAAGAGCTTGCGGTTCGGCTGGCCCAGCAGCTCGTCGAATACACAGCCGTGGACGTTGTAGCCGTACTTCGAAGCGACCTCCGAAGAAAGGGCCTGATAGATGGATCGGGTCGGCGTATAGACGAGGCGCTTCTGCGATTCCACAATCTTCATGCGCTTGAGCAGGGCCGGGCACTGGAGAACCATGTCCTTCGCAACGTCGAATACAATGGACGCCTGTCCTCGGTCATTGGCACAGCCGTAGATTTCTGCACCTTCCTCGCCGTCGCCAGCGAGCAGGTATAGCGCGATAGCTGCAGCAAGCTCGGACTTACCGGCCTTTTTGCAGATTTCTACGAAGGCCGTGGTGAATTGCCGGTATCCATTGGGCTTGATGATGCCGAACAGGTCGCGGACGATCTGCTCCTGCCAATCGAAAAGCAGGAACGGCTGACCGGCCCACACGCCCTTGGTATGCTTGAGCGATTGAATGAAATTGACGGCATGGTCGGCGCGTTCCTTATCGTAATGGGAGGTCGGCAGCATAAAGCGCGTGGGCTTATACTTGCTTCTTGCCATGGCGGCGGCCTCCCCTCGGATAATTCAGTCGGGCATATTCTCCAAAGACCAACCGGGCGACAGCATCGCGGGTGCGGGCTGCCTGCTTGGGATCTGAGAACGTGCCGAGATGATGCTTTCTGCCGTGCAGATGGATGTATGCCTCATAAAACGGCGCATCCTTCACAGGGCTTACGCCGATGAAGCCGCTGGTATTGGTACTGCGGCGTTTCTGATTGAAAGCATTCTGCTGGTGGGTACAGATGCGCAGGTTACAGCGACGATTATCCATCTTGTCGCCGTTGATATGATCGACCTCGCCGTCCGCATCCGGGAACAGGAGGCGATGAAACACCACCGTTCGCCCGTGATAATGCGTGGCCGGATAGCCGCGCTTGCCGAGGTGCCATGTATGCCGCTCAATCAGCGGCAGGTCGATTTCATCAAATAGAAAAGCGCCGCCATTCTTGAAACTGGCGACGCCGTAACCGTTGTCGGTCATGCGGTAGGGATTGCTCACAGATTGCCTCCTTTCCATCAAAATAGGCA